TGGACAGCAATTACACTTGCTTACATTGGGACACAAGCCTTGGTCGACATGGCCGTACAGTGGAAGCACGGCCCTAACTCAGAATGACTTGGCTGCTCTTTAAGAAATCGATGTCGCAAGCTTGGTCTTGGCTCAGGACGCATTGGCAAATTCCATTTTTAATAGCTTGGAGTATCCTGATTTGGATCTTGGCCAGACGTAACACTGAAGCTATAATGGAAGTAATTGAAGCCAAGAAAGAATCTCACGAAAGGCAAGTAGAAGTCCTCAAAAGCTCTCATAGAGATGAGCTTTTAAAAATGGGAAATCTCATAAAAGAATATGAAAGCTCATTGTCTCGTGTGGAAGATGAATTCAGGAAGAAAGAAAAAAAGCTTTCAGAGGCTCAAAAAAATGAAATCAAGAAGGTGGTGATCAAATCAAAAGGAAACACCGATGAAATTAAGAAAAGAATTGAAGAAGAGTTTGGTATTAAGTTTGTGTAATAGATTTTTTATTTGTTTGTTGATACTTGCTTTCCCCATGCCTTCGAAGGCAGAACTCATTATTGGGGGGGAACCTATCCCACCCGGCACCGCAGCCTATGTAGATGATGTAGCTTTACTCGAAGATATAGGCCTGCCAGGTCCAGGTGTATTTTGTTATGACCACCGCGCAAATGCCATTCTTATTACTGCAGCTGCTCGAGCTGATGCGCGCTGTGAATTACAGATGAAGTATGAAACAGAAAAGCAAAAAATAAAATATGAGTTTAGAATAGAAAAATTGAATATAAGGATAGAGAGCTTAACAAACCAACACAAAGAAATTACCAGTATCAAAGATAAGGAAATTGATAGACTTAGTGCTGCAGCTTTAAAGAGACCCAACGATTACACCGCTTGGTGGGCCTGTGGTGGGTTTTTAGTTGGCGTTGTCAGTTCTGCATTACTCTTTTCAGTGATAAAATAAATTATGAAGAAAGATTATAACAAAATAGCAAAATATGAAAAGGCGATTAAAGACAAATATGGCCAAGAAGCTATCGAGAACCCTAAAAATAGTTGGAGCAAAGAAAAAGAAAATATCTATTTGCGAGACTTAAAAGCTTTTTACAGCCCGAACAAGAAGGTCAAGAAGATAACATCAGAGCCCGGCTTTGAGATTATCGAAAAAACTACCACTAAAGATTGTACAAGAGAGTGCCCTGTTTGCGATTCTTATTCAATGAAAGCCGCGGATGATCTGTACATGCTTAAGTTCGAATGTTGCTTTGATTGTTACATCCAATACGTCGAAGGTAGAGAAGAAAGATGGAAAACGGGTTGGAGACCAAAAGAGTAACTATTTATATTATAAACTATTTACAGCAGAGGTTTTACACATGGCTACAACTTTAGAAATTGTTAACTGCATCTCACAGGTGCTGGCAAACACATACGATGGCGCGCTCGACGAAAAGGGTGAGCCAATTAAAATAGGTCTTCGCAGAGAAGACGGCGACCCACTAATCGATAAGAGGGTGATGGATGGCTTCGGTGCTCACGTATCTGGCGACCGTCTTCATATAAAATATCATGCAGAAATTCCGCTAAAAGAAGTCCACAGTAATGGCTTCGAGGGTGAAATGGAATCCATGGTCGAGAAAGTAAAATCTTTTCTTCAAAAAGAATATAAGAAGATCAAGAAATTTGCCCTTGCCTTATCTGAGCCTAGCGAGGTTGATGTTCTAGTAGAATATGTTTCTCGCATTCGCTGCAGCGTGAAGGTTCACAAGTGCTATAAGATTGGCGGCACAGACGCAGAAGCAAATGACTCTTACACTGACGGAAGAGAAATCGAGCCTGAATTCAAGAAGATGATGGCTCTTGGTGGCTTAAAGAAGTAGTTAAATATGGCATTCTCTCTTTCCAAGAAAGAAATAATGAAAGAGATAGTCAAGTGTGGAAAAACTCCTGATTATTTCATCAATACTTACGCGAAGATAACGCACCCCCAAAAGGGATTAATACCTTTCCACCTCTACGACTTCCAAAGAGATCTACTTAAAGATTTCGAAGATTACAGATTTAATGTAATTCTAAAAGCTAGGCAGTTAGGTATTTCTACTATATCGGCCGCCTACGTGGCTTGGCTCATGCTTTTCCATCGTGAGAAGAACGTTCTAGTCATTGCAACTAAGTTCAGTACTGCCGCGAATCTAGTAAAGAAAGTAAAAGCAATTATAAAAAACCTTCCACAATGGCTGAGAATTTCAGAAGTTGATATTGATAACAGGACTAGTTTTGTTTTATCAAACGGATCCCAGATAAAAGCTAGTTCAACATCGGGCGACGCAGGTCGTTCTGAAGCATTGTCTTTGTTAGTCATTGACGAGGCCGCACATGTCGAGGGTCTTGAAGAATTGTGGATGGGTCTATATCCTACCTTGTCGACCGGTGGCCGATGCATTGCACTTTCCACACCAAACGGTGTCGGCAACTGGTTTCACAAAGTATACTCAGAGGCTGAAAGTGAAACCAATGACTTCAAGCCTACTGTATTGCCATGGCAAAAGCATCCTGACCGCGACCAGGCATGGTTCGAGAAAGAAACAAGAAACATGTCTCGCAGAGAAATTGCTCAAGAGCTTGAATGCAATTTTAATATGTCTGGGGAAACAGTGTTTTCTTCCGAGGATTTGGAAAAGCATTTAAGCACATGTAGAGAACCAAAATATAAAACAGGATTCGATCGTAATTTGTGGATTTGGGAAAACTATACAGCAGGCCAAGATTATTTTATTTCTGCAGACGTCGCCAGGGGTGATGGTAAGGACTTTTCCACCGCATTAGTATTCAAAACAAACACTATGGAAGTTGTAGCAGAGTACAGGGGAAAAATAACACCTGATCTTTTCTCTAAAATTTTATATGATATTGGGTTAGAATATGGTAGTGCACTTTTAGTAGTGGAGAATAATACAGTTGGGTTCGCAGTTTTGGACAAATTAAGAGAAGCAGCATACCCGAATCTTTATTATTCTGTGAAGTCAACTCATGAGTTCGTCGACGAATATCAAGCAGAGAACATGAATAACGCGATCGCAGGGTTCTCAACGACCTCCAAAACAAGGCCTTTGATTATAGCAAAGATGGAAGAATTTGTAAGAAACAGCCTAATTAAGATATATTCAACTAGACTTATAGCTGAAATGAAGACATTTGTTTGGAATCATGGCCGCCCAGCTGCAATGAGGTCATATAACGATGATCTTATTATGGCATGTGCAGTCGGCTGTTGGGTCAGGGATACTGCTCTCTCTGCGAACCAAAGAGAGCTTGAATACGATAAAGCATTTCTTGGGGCGATAACTAGAACAGGAAATCAATTAGACACCAGAATTGGTGGTATGTTAGGTCAAAAAGACATGAAACTTCATGACGAGGCCAGAGAGCACAGGAGCAACCTAGAACAATTTCCCTGGCTTTTTAAAGGATAAAAAATGGCTAAAAAATTAAAGAACAATCCAAGAAACCCACAAAGTCTTTTATTTCGAAGACTAACCCGACTGCTATCAGGCCCTCTAGTCAATTACAGAACGCAGACCAACCACCGCTTAAAGCGAATGGATATAGACAAGTACGCTTCAAAGTTTACTTCTGCTAGCGGCCGCGACTTTAAAAAAACAGCATATAGTCCATACGATAACCTACAAGCGCAAGCCATGGCCAGTCAAGCAAGGACAGAGCGATATGTGGACTTCGATCAAATGGAGTATACTCCGGAGATTGCCTCTGCTTTGGATATCTATTCTGACGAAATGACGACTCACAGCGGCCTGCAGAAAGTCTTGAGCGTTAAGAGTGACAATGAAGAGATTAAAACAATCCTAGAATCACTTTATTACGACATTCTTAATGTAGAGTACAATCTCTTCTCCTGGTGCCGAGCAATGTGTAAGTACGGAGATTTCTTTCTATATCTCGATTTAGACGAAAAGGTCGGCATTACGAGCGTCATTGGTCTACCCACATCAGAAGTTGAAAGGCTCGAAGGTGAAGACAAGGGAAATCCAGATTATATACAATATCAGTGGAACACTGCCGGCCTAACTTTTGAAAACTGGCAAATAGGTCACTTTAGAGTCCTAGGAAATGATAAGTATAACCCATATGGCACATCAGTATTGGAGCCTTCACGACGAATTTGGCGACAACTAACCTTGCTAGAAGACGCAATGATGGCCTATCGTATTGTCAGATCTCCCGAAAGGCGCGCCTTTTATATAGATGTCGGGTCAATCCCACCGCAAGATATCGAACAGTATATGCAGAAGGCGATGACACAGATGAAGCGAAACCAAGTTGTTGATCCTGACACCGGCCGTGTCGACCTTCGTTATAACCCGCTTTCAATTGAAGAAGATTATTTTATCCCTGTCCGCGGCGGCCAAAGCGGAACAAAGATAGAATCGATTCAAGGTGGTAAATATACAGGTGACATCGACGACGTTAAATATTTAAGAGATAAGCTATTTTCAGCATTGAAGATACCAGCTTCTTATCTCTCTTCTGATTCAGACAAAGCCGCAGAAGATAAGACGACTCTTGCTCAAAAGGATATTAGGTTTGCAAGGACTGTTCAAAGGCTTCAGAGATCTATTATAACAGAACTTGAGAAGATCGGCACAATTCACCTTTACACAATCGGATATAGAGAAGAAGACCTGGTTAGCTTTAAGCTATCCCTCAACAATCCTTCAAAGATTGCCGAGATGCAAGAACTTGAGCACTGGAAGACAAAGTTTGACATTGCCTCCTCGGCCACCGAAGGCTTCTTTTCTAAGCAGTGGCTAGCCAAAAAGCTATTTGGTATGTCAGACGAAGAATTTATCCGAAACCGAAGAGAAATGTTTTATGACCGTCGCTTTGAAGCCGCGCTTGAGACTGCAGCCGAAGCTGAACAGGCCGCTGCCACGGCACCCGGCGGCGAACTCGGTGGGGATATGGGAGAGGAAGGTGGTACAGGTATGGCAGGGATGGAACCTGAACTTGGGGCCCCCACAGGGGAAGGTGACTTAGGCGGAGATCTAGGTGGAATGGAACCTGAAGGCGCCGGCGCCCCAGAGGGGCCTGAAGAGGGCGACCTTCTCGCAGCACCACCTGGCAAAAGGGACGATGGTATTGGAAAACAAACAAACCGAAAAGGTCACACGACTACCTCAAAATCTCATGGCTGGTACGAGCCCCGAGGTTTATCTTTAGCCGGCGACAGAAGAAAATCATCCGGTCCCCGCAAAAAGAATATGAACAGGGCGGCATCCCCGGAGGTGGGAACACGCAGAAAAACACTACCAGGATCGCAGGAGTTAACAAGTCTTGCAAGAGGGACTGGTGTTTATGAGAGTAAACTAACTATTTATTCTAAAGAAGAAGAAAAAAAGCTTTTAAAAGATCAGGAAGAGTTGAAAGTTTTGTTTGAGGATTTAAATTTAAAATCGAGGAAAAATAAAGATGAGACTGAAACATAACAAGAAGAGAAATACTGCGTTTGTATATGAGGCACTCGTTAGGGAATTGACGAAATCGATTGTAAAGAAGAATAAAAATAAACAAAAAAGAATTGTTTTAATTATGAAAGAACACTTTGCAAAAGGCACTGAGTTAAATAAAGAACTTGATCTCTATAAAAGCGTATATGAAACAAGAGCAATTGAGAAGCGACTAGCAGAAAAGATTATTGTAGAAGCGAAAGAAAAATACCTAGGCTTAAATAAAAAGGTAATATTCCAAGAGCAATCTTCGCTGATTAACAAAATAAATAAAACCTTGTCAAAAACTTTGTTTACTAATTTTGTGCCAAACTATAAAAATCTAGCAACGGTATACTCAATCTTCCAAGCCGCGCTGCCAATAAAGGATAGGGTATTACTAGAAGAGAGCATTGTTATCCAGATGTCAGAATCTTGCAAAACACAAGAAACACAGGCCCCCGTCGACAACTTGGTATATAAAACTTTTGTAGAAAAATTCAATGAAGAATATTCAAATGGCCTAAAAGAAAGTCAAAAGATTCTTTTAGAAAAATATATTTCCTCTTTTTCCGACAGTGGTTTGGAATTTAAGTACTATCTAAATGAGGAGGTCGGTTCGTTGAAAGACCAGCTTCTTGAGTGCAAGAAAGACGCGGACATTAGCGAAGACGCTAGTTTAAAAGAGAAGATAGATAAAGTATATTCCATATTGGAGTCTTACCACGAGAGGGAATTAGACACTGATATGATTGAAGTTGTCTTAAAAACACAAGATTTAATAGAAGAGATAAAACAAGATGCCACTATCAGTTGAAATAGAGAAGTCCCCAAGAATAAGCCTCAAGGCGCGCCGTACTCTAGATGGCAGTGTCATGATATTCGATCATGAAGATATTGATATTGTCCTTTCCGGCGACGGCACAAAATGTATTTCTTTTCCTAAGCACAAGTTGAGTGATAAAGTATACCAAGCCCAAGACAGAATGTTCGAATACCTCATTAAGCGAGGCATAATCGAAAATGCATCAGTCCGAGGCGGCAACGTGCACGGCTCTCTCGAAGGTAAAATTTCAGAGTCAAAAATTCCAGGAGTCGACGCACTCCAAGCATGCTTATATATATTGAGCGAATATCTAAACCAAGAGCGCCCATATTTTAAGAGCGCAGCAGAGTTTGAAGATGATCGTCTAGACTATCTGCTTAATCCTAGCGACGAGAACTCAACAGAGCTAGGCGATGTCGCACAGTCAAACAGAAAGGGTTCTATGCATCCTGGCATCCGGCCATTTGGCTTTCAATACAACTATTCCCTTATCCGAGAGAACGCAAAAAAGAAAGAAGAGGAAGGATGAGCCTGCTTTATTTTTCTCTCTCTTGCGCCGGCCTGACCCAAATACTAGTATACGGAAAGATTCTAGACAAAATCCGCCCCACCAAAGGCTGGATGGGAGATCTTTTATCTTGCACTATGTGTACTGGCTTTTGGTCAGGCATTTTTTTGTGGTCCCTAAACGATTATACAAAACTATTTACTTTTGACAATTCACCAGTAACTGCTTTGTTATTAGGTTTTCTGGGTTCGTTAATAAGTTATATTTTTGATGTAGTTTTTGATGATAACGGTATAAAAGTTAACTAAAAGGGAAGCCAAAAGAGGCTTTAGGAGATATAAATGAAATCTTTTGCCACAATAAGATGGTATATTAGACCCGTTGCTAACTGTTGCAAGGGAGCTTAGCTGAAGCGGTTGACCACCGCAAAGAGGAAAATTATGAAACTTATAAGAGAATATTTTGAACTCTGTGAAGGAGGGATATGCCAAGACCTTCTGACAGAAGCCGAAAAGAAATATGTTTCCGACGGCGGGCTCATACTCTCAGGCCTCATGCAAATGGCGGAGACAAAGAATGGCAACGGCCGTATTTACCCACAGGCTATCCTCGAGAGAGAAATTAAGAGTTATAGGCGCCTTGTCGAAGGTCATAGGGCCCTTGGCGAACTTGATCATCCGGATTCTTCGGTCATCAATCTGGTGAGCGTATCCCACATGGTGACTTCGGTCTGGATGGAAGGCAAGAAGTGTATGGGGAAAATAAAAGTATTAGACACCCCTGCAGGCAAAACGCTAAGAGCGCTAGTTGAATCCGGCGCCCAACTAGGTATTTCGTCCAGAGGTATGGGTTCGGTAAAGGAGAGTAACGGAACAACGATGGTGGAAGATGATTTTCAGCTAATATGTTTTGATATTGTTTCAGAACCATCTACACCTGGTGCTTTCATGATGACAGAAGCAAAAGATAAGACAAACGTTTATAATCGAGCTGATAGGATTAATAGATCGTTAAGTAACATTTTATATAAGTTTGAGAATTAAGTGAAGAAATCAGAATTAAAAGCGATGATAAAAGAGTGTGTCAAAGAGGCATTATTTGAAGAAGGCATACTTTCGGAGATTATAGCCGAAGTTGCATTTGGAATCACCAAGGCGCAGAATTTGATTGCGGAAGCTAAAGAACCAGAGAAATTAGAGAAAGCTAGCAATAAGATCAGCGTCCCTCTTTTGAAAGAAAAAGAGGAGAACCATCGTAAAAGGCTTCTTGAAACAAAAAGAAAGATGCTTGATGCGATAGGGGGAGGCAAGATGAAGAATGTTTTTGAAGGTACTAAGCCTTTAAGTACCAGCGGTTCTCCGGGTTCAACCGACGCCGGCTCTAGTCCTCTTTCAGGAGTCGACCCGTCGGATTCGGGAGTAGATATAAGTAATTTGTTTAATTTAGCAGGTGACAAGTGGAAAGCACTAAAGTAAAGGATTTATAATGGGAAGAAGAACACCAGTCCATGTTGACGTTTATGTCAGGGATCAGGACCAAACCGAGAAAATGATTAAGAAATTCTCGAAAAAAGTAAAGAAGTCGGGAATTCTAGAAGAAGTTCGAGACCGAAGATACTTTACAAAAAAATCAACTAAAAGAAGAATGAAAAAATTAGAGCGACTAAGACTAATTAAGATAGCGAATGCAAAACAAAAGGCACGCTATGAAAACGAATATAAGTAACGGAGATTTTAGAAATGGCAGGTTCAGGGTTTAATCACATACCAAACGCCGGTGAAGGAAGAAAACATCAAAGTTGGGGAAGAACAAGACAACCGAAGAATGTTACTGGAACGCAAAACGGTTCTATCATTGTAGACACAGAATATAACACAGAAAACCAAAGGTATCTCTTGGTATACACCTCCGCGGCCGTTGAAGCCGGCGCTATTGTAGTTTGGAGTCACGCCATACAAAACTGGTTAACATTAAATACGGCCGACACAGTTGCCAACCAGCTGCATATATACGATCTCGGAGGTTCCGATAAAGTTAAATGTACTGATCTCAATGCCGGCGTTGTAAAAATGGCAACTAGCACCTTCTAAACCACCTCAAAATTTTTTCCTTCCCTTTAAACACTCCACAACTATTTACTTAGAGAAACTATTCACACTCGTCTATCTGTGTATCATTTTAGGAGTTTTAAAACAATGTCAAGTTTACTAGAGAGAGCAATTATCGATGCTACCGCACTAAAAGAGGCAGCACTTAAGAATGCTGAAAACCTTGTGATTGAGAAATACTCGAAAGAAGTGAAGGATGCAGTAGCTACTCTTTTGGAAGCCGAGGGCGATGAAGACCTTCTAGGCGACTTTGGAGGAGAAGAGGAACTAGAAGGTTTTGACTCCCCTGAGCTAGACGCAATTGACCCCATGGGAGCAGATCCTATGGAAGACACAGCAGAAGAAGAAGCCGCTCAAGAGTTCGCAGACAGTACGTTAGGAGAAATTCCAGATGCTTTCGACCCCGACCTTGGCGATCCAGACGACGAAATAATTAATATTAAACTTGATTCCTTACGCGCAGAACTGCCCGATGAGGAAACCGGCGTCTTCGGTGGAGATGACGAGCTGACTGACGATGAGCTTGGCATTGATATTATTGACGACGAAATTGAAGATGATGAAGAAATTGATCTAGATTTGGATTTAGATACCGATTTCGAAGCACCAGTTGATACAACCCCTGACTTTGACGCTGAACCTGCATCTATAACACCAGAAATGGTAGCAGAAGTCCTCAGCGAGATGAATTTGGAAGATGAAGACATCGACCTTGAAGAAGTCATGGAGGCCGTTAGGGTAGATTTCGAGCCCCAAAAGAGCGGCTGGGCGGGCACTCCTGAGTCTGTCATGAAAGAGTATGAGCAGATGCTCCTTGCTCGCGAACAAGATACAAAGATTAAAGAAGAAAATGAAGAATTGCGGAAAACAGTAGCAAGTCTTCAGAAAGAAAGTAAGATTCTGACTTCTGCAGCCGAAAAATTACAGGCGCAGAACAAGAAATATGTTACAACGTTAGAAACTTTGCAAGAAAAGTTGGAAACCACAAATGTCTCCAACGCGAAGCTGTTGTATATTAACCGCGCTTTAGAGAATGCCTCCCTGAATGAGCGACAAAAGCAAAAAATTGTTGAATCCATTTCCAAAGCCGAAACCGTACAAGAAGCAAAGATAGTGTTTGATACACTTTGCGAGACTGTTACTTCTTCCCCTGCAGAGAAGAGAGTAAATAGCCTCAGTGAAGCTGTCTCAAGGCGATCAACGTTACTTGTCGCCGCTCGTGAAGAGCAAAAAGATAGGGCAGCTAACCCTGCATTCGATAGATTGCAAAAATTAGCAGGAATAGTTAAATAACAATATTTTTGGAGGTATAATACAATGTCTGTATTACAAAAACTAACTGAAGGTGTTGTCTCTCGTGACGTCCGTAAGGAAGGTGCAGCTCTTCTCACTAAGTGGGAAGCTACTGGTCTTCTGGAAGGTCTTAACAATGGACAAGCCAAACAAAGTATGGCCGTTCTCCTTGAGAACCAGGCTAAGGAACTTCTTCGAGAAGCTTCTTCTATGGCAGCCGGCGATGTCGAAGGTTTCGCTGCAGTTGCTTTCCCAATCGTTCGTCGTGTATTCGGTGGATTGATTGCAAATGATCTTGTCTCGGTTCAGCCGATGAGCTTGCCATCTGGCCTCATCTTCTTCCTTGACTTTACGCATGAAAATGGTGTGCTCGGCGCCACAACCGCCGGCTCCGTTTACGGTGGAACTAGAGCAAACGGCGACCCGGTCGTTGGTCGACAGATTACTGGCGGTGTGCACTTGAATTCAAGAGCCGGCGCCGGCGGCCACTACGAGTTGGGCCATGGTGCCACTTCTCCAACTGGATCGGTTGTTAAGCAGATGGACAACGCTGTCATCGGCGCCCTGGGCGCGAATGGTTCTAAAGCTATTTCAGCACTAACTGAAGCAGAAAAGAAGATTTTGCGTTATGATCCAGACCTACTTGCAGCAACAAGCGAGTTTGTTCTTGTAGTCAAGGGTGACAATACAGCGGTCACAGACTTAGGTACTGAAGCAGACTTGGGAAGATTGAGTGCTGTGCAGGTTCTCTCTGGTGGTGATTATTCTGGAGACAGCGCATCTCTCGTGAGGAGATTAACGCACATTGATAGTGGTGGTAAATTGAACTTAGTTTTTCAAAAGTCAGCTGATTTTGCTGGTCCCGCGGACACTGACACAATTAAGATCGCTTTTCCTCTTAAGGACAAACTCGAAGCAGGAAATGACCAAGGTCTCGGTTCTATCGTCGGCAATAACGTGTGGGGCCTTGAAGAACCAACTCAACAAACTGGTAATGCAGGCGTCCCCGCAGCCACTGCCGGCGCCGGAAAGCAAGAGATTACTGAAATCGACATCAAGGTCGACAGCATTGCTGTTACTGCTCAGACCAAGAAGTTGAAGGCAAAGTGGTCCCCAGAATTGGGTCAAGACCTCAATGCTTATCACAATCTTGACGCTGAGGTTGAGTTGACTGGTATTCTTTCAGAGCAGATTGCTCTTGAAATTGACCGTGAGCTACTTGGTGAGCTTGTGAATGGCGCAACTGCCGGTACTCGTTACTGGAGTCGTGCTCCTGGTTTGTTCGTTGATAGCAACGGCGCAGAGCTTGGTGCAACTTCTGCAGCACCTGACTTCACTGGTACAGTCAGTGAGTGGTATGAGACACTCATCGAGACTATCAATGACGTTAGCGCTCAGATTCACAGAAAGACACTTCGCGGTGGCGCAAACTTTGTTGTTTGTTCACCAGAAGTTGCTAACATCCTTGAGTTCACCAGTGGTTTCCGCGCAAGCGTAACTGCTGACCAGGACCGTGGCACCATCGGTGCTGTTAAGGCTGGTAGCTTGAGCAAGAAATTCGACGTTTATGTTGATCCTTACTTCTTGCGCAACGTAGTCCTCGTTGGTCGTAAGGGTAGCTCATTCCTCGAAAGTGGATTTGTGTATGCTCCTTATGTACCATTGCAGGTAACACCAACCATCTTTGGTACGGAAGACTTCGTGCCACGTAAGGGTGTCATGACCCGTTACGCTAAGAAGATGGTACGACCTGATATGTACGGTCTTGTTGTTGTTCGTGGTCTCCTAGGTGAGGCAGGCGCTAGCTAATAACACCCAATAACACGCGCTAGCGAAAGATTCTGCCTCGCCATTTATTTGGTGGGGCGTTTCTTTTTCTGGCACACTATTTATAATATGAAAGGTAAGGCGAACTGCCTTTAATAAGACTAAAGGAGATTTAACAAATGAGCAAACTAGGAAGATATGCAGCCCAAAGAAGAAAAGTTGAAATCACAGCAGAGGACAAAACTGCTGCGGTTTCTGACTGTGGGACAGTCTTTATTATGACCGGCGCGAAAACAGTAACAATGCCTTCCGCGGTTGCCGCCGGATCTGGTTGGTGGTGCAGAATAGTACAAGGTTCAAGCGCCAACTCAGTCTCCATCAACGTTAGCACAAATATGGCAGACGATGCGGCATCTTTAGCCGGCGTCGGCGGCGGCGCGGGCGCCAGTGACGGCATGGAGACTATTGCTGGCGACTTTGTCCTCACCAATAATGGCTCAAAGGGCTCCTTTGCAGAGTTGTACTCCGACGGAGTTCAATGGTATTGTTTTGCCTTATCCGATTCGGGTAACGGCATAACGGTATAACACAACAAAGTCAGCTTATTATTTAAGGAGAAAGAGAAATGAGCAAATTAGGAAGATATTCAGCGCAACGAATGAAAGTTGAAACCGGGTTAACGTCCGATAAAACCGTTGAAGTTCACGATTGCGGAACAATCTTTGTCATGAATACCTCTGGCGGTAACTTGACAATAACAATGCCCTCAGCCACAAAAGCCGGCGCAGGCTGGTGGTGCAAGGTAATAAGATCTGACAGCAACAATATACTCAGTATCAACGTTAGCACAAATATGGCAAACGATGCGGCATCTTTAGCCGGCGTCGGAGGCGGCGCCGGTGGTGATGACGGCATGGAGACCATTATTGGCGACTTCGCTTTTAGTGCCGACTCAAGCAAGGGAGCTTTTGCGGAGTTGTATACTGACGGAGTTCAATGGTATTGTTTTGCTTTAGATGGCGCCACAACTGGTATAACCGTATAACACCTTTTTTAAGAACTTCAAGATTAAGCTCATTCCGGTGGGCTTTTTTTAATTAAGGCTATTTATTGTATGACCCCAACACAAAGGAGACATCATGGGTAAACGTAGAAAGAGACTAACAATGGCAAAATATGCCACAAAATATGCCGCAAAGAGGGCAGCTTTTAATGCCAAAAAAGGTATAACAACTGATACAAACAATATAGAAGAGCCAATTGTAACAGAAGAGCCCGCCGCAGAAGAAAATATAGGGATGGAAGTCCTAACAACTAAAGATCTTATGGAAGAGAGTAATTCAGACGTTATAGTTGTGAAGAACAAAGAACCAGAAACAAAGGCAACCCAGAAAAAGGCCGGCCCGATCCCTGAGCCTCAGCTACAACAAGTCGAGATTGAGAAGCCAAAGAGAAAGCCGGCCGGCCTCAAACAAAAAAGAACCCGCCGCAAGACTACAAAAACAAAAAAAGACTAGTCAGCCATTTAGTAGCCTGAAATACTAGTTATAGTGATAAACTATATTTAGCGAGGGACACTAAATGTCTTTACCCACACTAACACCTGCCAGCACTTTATCAGCAATCATATTGCCGGCAACAGGCTCGGTGTTAAATGTTAATAGTGCTTTACCATATAAAATTTATTCAGAAGAAACATCACCTCTTTATTCAGTCGACTTTCTGACCGGTGCTGTTGACCAAGTATCTCATGTATATAAGAAGCTTGGAGGGGATATATTAGACCTCGAACTGACAGAGGGCAATGTATACGCTGCCTACGAAGAAGCAGTATTGGAGTATTCTTATTTAATAAACATACACCAAGCAACAAACATTCTATCAGACGCACTAGGCAATACAACTGGCAGTTTTGATTCGAAGGGAAACATCCAAGCCGGCTCCTTAAGCTCTTCATTGGGTGGCTCACACGTCGCCTTAAAGTATCCTAAATTCGATTATAGTATGACAAGGCGAATAGCAAACGCAATAGGTTCAGAAGTTGGCCTCAATTCATCCGTTCAATTCACAGCTAGTTTTGCCGTAACTCAGAGCGTGCAAATATATGATTTACAGAAGATAGTTTCCACAAGTACAGCTTATTCGGCTTCCGTTGGAAAAAAGAAGATTTTAATTAAAAAGGTTTATTATAAAACCCCACATGCTATGTGGCGCTTTTTCGGATACTATGGAGGACTGAATGTTGTAGGAAACTTATCCAACTATGGCCAGTTTTCTGATGATTCGACATTTCAGCTCGTTCCAGCCTGGCAAAACAAAGCCCAGGCCTCAGCCTTTGAGGACGCGATCTATACTCGAATGTCTCACTATTCATATGAATTAAAGAATAATAATATTAAACTTTTTCCAGTTCCTTATACTGGTGGACCGACCAAGATGTTCATTGAATTTTCTATACCGCAAGACGTGTGGGATAGCGACGACCCCATTGTTGACGGCATTAACAACCTGAATACCTTGCCTATAGGAAACCTTCCCTTTTCAAACATTAATTCGATAGGCAAGCAATGGATTCGGCGCTTCGCATTGGCTCTCTGTAAGGAGACGTTAGGGCAGGTAAGGTCGAAGTTCGCAACAGTCCCAATACCGGGCGAGAGCGTAACCCTGAACGGCACAGCACTGATATCTGAAGGCAAAGAAGAACAGGATAAGCTAAGGGAAGAGTTAAAGACAACCTTGGCAGAACTAACGTATGCGAAACTTGTGGAGATGGACTCTACAATGCTTGAAGGAACTGACAAGGTACTACAGAAGGTGCCAAACTATATCTTTGTGGGGTAACAATCTGTGTCTGATGATAATAAATGGTCTCAACCGGACAACCCACCTCCTCCACTCTTTACTGGACAGAAAGAAAAAGACTTCGTAAAGCAGGTTAACGATGAGATCATCGAAAGAATTGTGGGCCAAACTATAGCTTATTATCCAATAAGTTTAGAGCACACTAATTTTCATAGCCTTTATGGAGAGGCCATAGATAAAAACTTTCTCAATCCAATCAGAGTGTATGCTATGGTTAAGTATGAGTCGCAGACCACTTCAACAACTCCCTTGGGCGTTGACAGGATCGAGAAGATTTCTGTTGCCTTTCATAAACGCCGCCTGACTGAAGACCAAGATTTATTTGTAAGAGAGGGGGACTTTATTCAATATGGGGAGCGCATGTACGAGATCCTATCCTTGGAGGAGCCAAAGTGGCTTTTCGGGCAAGTTGAGTCAAGCTTTGAGATTGCAGCATCTTGCGTAAGAGCAAGAGAGGGGTTATTCGATGTCTGCGGAAATTGATAAGAAATTACATTTTGAAGCTTCTACTATAGAGACAATAGATAAGTCTGTTTATAATTTTGTGAATTCTCTGTCTCTGTCAACAATGACGAATAAGGGCCTCAAGACTGTCCCAGTCATATGGGGCACAGCTGAAAGAGCATTCCAGACAAAGGATGCTAAAAGTATAAGAGATAAGCAGGGTTTGCTTGTCCTACCAATAATCTCAATTAAGAGATCTAATTTTACTAAATCTAGAAATAGTCCCGGAATCTTTCAGGGAAATATACCAGAGGCCGATGACGCTCAGGGCGGCTCAGTTGATGTCGGCAGAGTGCTATACCATGAAAAGACCCTTAAGTTTGCAAATGCAGACGCAATGAGGCTCCATGGCCAGAAGAACTTCCCTTCAGCTAACCCTAAGGTTGTCTATCGCACCATAAGCGCTCCCATGCCTGTTAACGTAGAGGTTACCTATGAAATAACACTCAGAACTGAATACCAGCAACAGATGAACGACCTCTTAATACCATTTGTCACCAAGCCTGGCACTGTCAACTTTGTTCGACTTATCGAAGGTGAGCATAAATATGAAGGTTTCATCCAAGAAGACTATTCAAGCAGTGATAACTTATCGGACTTCTCTGCAGATGAGCGTAAATTCGAGACGAAGATAACGATCAAGGCTATAGCTTACGTCGTCGGAGAAGGAAACAATAGAGAAAAACCACACTATGCAGTTAGGGAGAATATTGTAGAGGTAAAGATACCCAGGGAAAGAATTACGTTAGGAGAGATTCCAGAACATGAGTTTGGCTCTTACTACGGCCTGCCTGCTGCTTCTTTCAGTATGACCCTTGACCAAGAGAGTGTTTCACCCTTTGATTATCACAACGTTCCAGCATCGAGCTTCTTTACTGGCACCGGTACTGCCGCGGCCAGCGCTGATACCGTCACAACAAAGAATTTTGCAGAGATCCTCAATCAAAATCTGGTTGTCCGAGAAATATTAAAAACGTCGGAGACCATACCAGACGACCTTATCAATTTTCCAGCACTTTATTCCATTAAAGACAATACTGAGTTGATATTTATCAATGGCCTTTTACAGACTCAAGGCGCCGAATATGATTACTCCATTTCCGGAGCAAAAACCGTAGTTTTTTCTGAAAATGTTGAAAATAATGATTTTATTGTGATAACATACATTAAAGGTTAAATGTTAAACAATAAGGAGTCCCTCATGGCTAAAAATACAACCACCAAAGCAAAAAAAATTATTACCCCCGCTGAAACAGAGCCCGCCGCAATTTCAGAGGTCAAAGAAGAAAATAACACCCCTGAGACAACAAATAGCGAAATTGTCGAAGTCGAATGGGCAAAGGTCCAGCCTGTTTTTGAATTCCGACAGAAACTTCAGAATTTAGAAGCTTATTTTTCAAATATGTGCCTTCAGTTCGAGAAAAACAAAACAAACTTGATGAGCCAAATCGTATATGGGGAGACAGATCTTTATGCAATGGCCCAAACTCTGCAAAAAGACTTAAATGTTTGTGAAAACCTTACGTATGAGCTTAAGCTCCCTGCAGCCGCAGGTGAAAAGGGTTATTTCCTGAGAAAAGATACTCAACAATAGGTAATAGTTCTTCTGAAATTCTAATTATCTTATACTAACGAATCAAAGTAGGAGATAATAGAGATGTCAGAACAGGTACCACCAAAAGCTTTTAGCACCAGCGACATTGGCATAGCGGCCTACTTACAACTTCAAGGTCACAAACTTATAACCTGCAAGCGCCTTGAGAGCGGCAAATTCTTTTTTGAGTTCGAGGACACAGCAGAGGATTGCCGCATGAAGTCCATTCAATTCTTAGATTCAGACTTCTGTAGGTTTGATAACAATGTTAGAAATCTTAAGAAAGTACTTTTTTCATAACTGGAGGACCCCCATGAGTATCTTAAAAAAACTTAAAGATTTAGTGTCGGCTTTGGAAACAGAAGCTACAGAACCAACAAATAAAGCAGAAGAGCAGTCAACTCAAGAGGTTAACACCACCGAGCCTGAAACCGAGATAGCAGCTGATCCTCAAGAAGAGATCTCTCCCCGAGAAGAAGAAGAAGAGTCGATTGAAGAATTCCCTGACTATTTAGAGTGTACCGATGAAGAATCCTTGGTAATCTCTAAAAAGCTAGCAGCAATTGCTAAAGCTAAAGAGGTCATCGCCGACTCTCTATTGGAATACGAACGAAAAAAGCTTAGCTTACTTGACTTTGTAAGCAAAGCAACAGACGAATTCTACGAAGAATTAAACTCTCTCAGATTAGAATACGGTCTCCCCATAGAGGGATACACAGTTCAGTTACCGTCCAGCCAAAGTAATAAAGTTTCTTTTTCGAAAGATTAATTTTCTCCCCTCACCTAAAAATTTAAATCCTGTTTGGGAATATTAAGTTTCCTTTTCCTTTTATAAAATAATATGTCAAGACCTGTATAACAACTAGAAAATAAACAGGAGGAATAAGTATGGCTTATTCAACAGGCACAATAGAATTTACTGCTCTTCCGGATACCCATGCTAGAGTGGTTATCGACGACGGTCAGGGAGATGGACATAGTGAAGTAACGTTCTACATGTCCACGACAACAAGTGGCGGGACAAATGGCCACTTATCCGGTACAGCAGCTAGTACAAACCGGTTTGTCGGCAACGCATCGAAAGCTATAACCTTATATAAATCGACATCAATAAACGCGTCTTTTCTAAGATTGGGATTTTATAGTTCCGGCACCACGCACATCACCAACGCGCAGTTTAAGGAGATGGCCACCGGTGGCACCACACCGCTAATATATGAATTTAGGGATGCAGACGGAAATATCGTCAATATCACCTTGGTAAACGAATCATCCGGGTTTACGAATGATGTTTCTGGCGGTACTTATTCACGTAAGGACTCAGCCGGCAACTACAGCATAAACACCAACAACGCCGGCGTTGACGGAGACAACATAGCGGAAGAAATAAAGGATATTCTAAATGCTGCAGACTCTGCAGGCGAAA